GGCCCTAAAAATTTCTGAGTCCGCTGCTGTGCAGATGCCAATGAAGACGGTTGCTAGTTTGATAGCACTCGTCGCAGTCGGCACCTGGGCTTTTTTTGGAGTGCAGGAAACTCTTAATCAACACTCTACACAATTAGAGTTAATGGCAAAAGACCTTGATCAGAACACAGAGTTTAGAATAAAATACCCAAGAGGACAATTAGGTAAGTCTTCTGGGGAAGCTGAACTTTATATGTTGGTAGAAGATCTTTACAAATCTGTAGATCGTCTTAACAAAGCTATTGAAGATGGAATGCATAATAAAGTTAACATTGAGTTCTTGCAGAAACAAATGGAGAAAGCTCTAACAGATATCGAAAATTTAAAAGATAAAAACAGGGACATGTATTACAATGGCAACGGCAAAAAAAATTAAACTATCTAGATTTGAATGGGTAAAAAAGAATATAGTTATTGTACCAGTTGTAGCAGCAATACTAGCAGGAACATTTACATCCATAAGATACGTTCTTAATTTAACAGATACAATTGAAGCAAACAGACAAACTCTTGTAAATATTGAAAGAGACATAAAAGTAGCAGAAGATAAGTTGACTGAAGTTGCTACAAGACTCTCTGCAGCAGAAGCAACATGGGACATGGCTGAAAATTTATATAGACAACTAGCTGACCAGGTAAGAGAACATGAATACGATATTAAAGACCTCTCTCGTTAATTTAGCATGGATATTATTCTTTTTGTTTGTAACTACATCGTTACAAGCTAGAAACGAATATTTAAATGATGGTTCCAGCACTTGTGATCAAGGTAGTTGGGAAGCGTACACAGAGGTAAGACAACACGAATATAAAACAGGAACCAGTGCTGAATCACAGAATCAAGTTTTGGGTTGGAGATTTAGAAAATCTATCGGTGATGTATGTGATGAAGAGTATGTAAAAGAACAAAGATTAAAAAATAAATTAAAAACACAATTAGAATTAGTTAAAGAATGTAGAAGGGTGCCTAAAATTAACCCACCCCCTCCTGCTTTTGCAGAGCTAATAAATCAGTGTATGCAATTAGGTGTTATGTCCTCAGAATCGTTTAATGGCAGGGATTTTGACCCTAAAATTAGCTATTGGACTATATTAAAACAACAGTATTTGAAAGATAATCCAGATGTGATAACGTTAGACAACTATGAACAGAAACACTAGAAAAGTATTGCAGTACATGGAAGACATGGAAAAGCAAGCAAAACAAATGAAATTTATTAGAGATCTCAAAGTAGAGGTTCAAATAAACGGAACAGGCACACATAAATATAGGTTTAAACGTGGACCAAATAGAGGTAAAACAACAGTATGATAGAGACTGTGGTGGCCCTTCTAATGTTTATAGGGCCTGATATCAAAGAGCATAGAATACAAGCCGAAGGTATGGCTCAATGTTTACGCCATAAACGTGAGGCTGAGAGACAGTTTAAAGAAGGCATAAGCTATAAATGTATTAGATCCAAAGCAGAATTAGACAAAAATATAGATGGATCTTACTCAATAAGATCGTTAATATTAGAATAATGAAACTTACAGCAAATATAACTCTTGATGAGTTAACTAAGTCTCAGATTGCGGAGAGAAAAGGTATCAATAATAATCCTAATCCACAACAGATTGAGAACTTAAAAGCATTGGCTGTCAATATACTACAGCCAGTGAGATCACATTTTGATAGACCACTAATTATATCTAGCGGCTTTCGTTGTGCACAGCTTTGCACAGAGATAGGCAGCAGCATTAACAGTCAACACGTTGCAGACGATGGTGCAGCTGCAGCAGACTTTGAGATACCTGGTGTAGATAATAGAGAGCTAGCTCTTTGGATTAAGAATGAGTTAGAATTTGACCAGCTCATCTTAGAATTTTACCGTGATAACGAACCGACTTCGGGCTGGATACATTGTTCATATTCATCTAACGCAAACAGACAACAATCGTTGCGTGCCTTCAGAGAAGATGGTAAGGTGAAATATAAACCATGGCTAGAATAGGACATTTAGAACACACAATAGTAACAGGTAACTGTCCAGAGTGTAGAACAGATACACTGTTGGTTAGTTTTGAACCTGGCATGTATCGTTGTGTAAACTGCGGACATGATTTAGAGCAAAAGATAAACGGAGTCATTAAATACGTGATAGCGAATCACGAAACAGCTTTTAAAGTAAAAGAATTTGAAGAAGACAATCAAAAAGAATAAAGATGGGTAAAAAGAAACCGCTCTTCGGCGTAAATACATATATTAAACGCACACCAAAGAAGCGTCCAGGTCGACACAAAAAGAAATACTCTAAAAGAATACCAAGACGAAAACCCTATCGTGGCCAAGGCCGTTAGTTTAGAATCATTCTAATGTGGCATTTCATTATTTTTTTCTGGTGGATTGCATTCTTCCTATGTATGTTGGTATATAGTGCCTTTATATTTGGGAGCTTTATCATATGAAACCTATAATTATAACGTTGATGTACTTAACTACATTTGGTGATATTAAATTAGATAGCTTTGAAATACACACGTCCTGTTCTAGTTGGTTTCATACTCACGTCACCATTCACGAACAAAAGAAAAGAAGATTATTTAGTAGTCACACCTACCATATGTATGATGGTAAACAAGTTATTGGCTATATATGTGAAGGGGATGAACCACAATAAACCTATCTCAACGAGGGATACGGAGATAGGTTATAAGGTGAGAAAAGATAATTCTTTTCTGTCATAATTTTGACACAATGTCAAGTGTCACTAGATTCTTTACATATAAACGAAACTGTAATTTTATCTCTGTTAACCACATGAGGACCAATTCCTGTCATTAAATCTTTAACTTCGTCTAACCCATCTTGGGCACAATCATACCAGTTGTCGTATACAACCTTGTGGCGAAGTTCTGGTAAACAGTCTCCGTAGGCTGCCGCACAAACTTTTATCATCATTATGTATTTTATCATTGACAATCCTATATGATTATCCTATATATTGGTGAAAGGAAGAAATATGACAGACACTACAAAATATAGAAATGTTTCGTTATCACACGCAACATACAAGATATTGGACACATTGTCTAAGAATTTAGATCCTGATGTCACTTTGTCCATATCGAAGACAATAGAGAAAATAGCAAACGAGAAAGTAAGGAAGTTAAATGGCAAAGTACAGAGCACCTCTTCTAAATAATGATATCATTAGGATAGAAGAAAGAAGTAAAACATCAGAGCAAAAACTTTGGGTGGCTGTGCTAGCTAAAGCTTTTGATGATGCATTCTATTCAGCAGACGAAAGATCAGCATTAGAAGCTCTAAGGTGGATAAAACACGGTAGAGATTTTAATCAAGTATGTGCACTGGCTGGTAGAAACCCAGAGTACGTAAGACGTAGAATGTTGAACAAAGTTATTGATAGAGAATCACAATTACTATTCAAACACGATCAAATAAAAAATCATGTTGGTAATGTGTTAGTTCTTAAAAACCCAATAACGAAAGTAACAAAGAGAGAAAAGAACAAAACTGATTTTAAATGGCTACCAAAATATGAACCTGATTATGTCGACAGAACGTAAAATTTGTAAAGATTGTTTAGGTAATGGTTATTTAAAAACAAGCATGGGTAAAATAGTACAATGTTTAACTTGTGCATCGGAGGGAGAAACAGATGAGAATGGTAATGCTTTGCATATGCCTATCGTTCTTGATGAGTTGCAGCAAGTCGAGCACTGAGTCAAGTAACTGGGAGTGGGATCCAAAGACTGGTATGATTAGACTGTACTTTGGTTCGGTAAAATGAAACATGAAACTATGGCATATCTTGCTGGTCTATTTGATGGTGAAGGTTGCATCACTTACAAGCAACGACTTGAGCATAGAAAAGGAAAGCCCAAGGCCTACAAGTACTGGAACATACGAATTGAGATAAATATGATAGACGAACCGACGATAAATTTTATTAACCAGACATTTAAGTTTGGTTGTTTGGACTATAGAAAACCATACTCGCACCAAAATTACGGGCAGTATCGTTGGAGATGTAGCCACAAGGATGCGTTTAAAGTTGCAAAACTTCTTTATCCCTATTCCATTACGAAGAAAGATAAGTTAAAACAAATTATAAATCATTATGTCCATTAAACATAAAATAAAATTAAAAAGTTACCGAGGTAGGGGTACAAGTTCTGCAGAATTGCGTTCCACTGGACCTAAGCTGAGACCCGAAGAGGGTAGCGTCGAATCCTCGGCGTTAGATGGGGAGAGTGCTAGACGTAGTGTCCCCTCTGACGATAGGAGTGTATTTAAAGATAAAACAATTAGTGACGATTACAAAAGTGGTGGTGCATACAAAGCAATGTTGGATATGTTTGCTGACCATCTAAGCGATCAAGAGTATGCAGAGCACTGTAGAAAGTTTTTTAAAGGAGATAAAACATGAGAAGACTAACACCAGATCAAGTCGTCATTGCTAAAAAATTAGCTGTGCCACTAGAAGAATATGCAAAAGCTAATGGGTGGTTTGCAAATAAAAATATTAAGATAGGTAAGTTAGGTGGAAGTTTTACTATACACTTAAATATTATTGAGGCAGCTAGAATGGCCTATGCATTAAAATATAATAATAAACCCACTAGAAAATTATTATCTATATTTGAAGAGATATGCGATTATATTGAGTACCATCACCCACTAATTAAAAAGGATAAAAATGAAAACAATACCTGATGCAATAGATGATGTTAGATATTTTTGGAAGAAGACCAAAGATGTTTATTACAAATTCTTTGAACACTATGGTAGTAAAATGAACGTCTATGGCTGGAACAAGCGATGGAAAAACAGAGAGGAAGGAACAGGATATGGAAAAACCAAAAACAATACCAATATCGATTTTTAACTGGGGACCTTGTGTTGTAAAATGCAAGATAGAGCCACACTTTAGAGATCTTTTATTAAAAGAAGCAGGAAAAAATAAGATAGATTTTAGAGATAAATTAGCTGGCCAGATAGACAAAGAGACTGGTTTTAGTGACGAATCTAAGAAAAAACTATTGCCTATATTATCTCAATACTTTGGGGTGTATGATCAGGCTTACGAAAAGTTTACAAATAAACCATACCAAAAAAGACCAGAATATGTGATGTCTGCTTTGTGGATTAATTATCAAAAGAGAAATGAGTTTAACCCGCCACACGATCACGATGGTAAGTTGTCTTTTGTTATTTACTTACAGATACCTGATAAATTAAAAAAAGAGAATGCAGACTATAATGGTAAGAGTTGTGGACCTGGTGGTATACAATTTTTATATGGCGAAGGACCTAGAGATGCTATAACTTATATGTCTTACTTCCCTGAAGAATGTGATATGTTTATTTTTCCAGCGTGGTTAAAACACTGGGTTAGTCCGTATCAATCTGACTGTACACGTATTAGTGTATCAGGCAACGTGCATGACTCCGCACCTTTGAATAATATTGTTAACTTTGCTCCTGAATATATTAAGGATAGAGAGAAAAGAAGACTTGATGAGTATCAGAAGATTATGAAAGGAAAGGATGATAATAAATAAATTAGTAAATTCTAAGATAGAAAGAGATTATTTTTTTGTAAAAGGTAAACTTAATATGGACGTTAAGTATTTCATGGATCAGATAGATCAAGGTTGCATGGCTGATGATAATAAAAACTATCAAACCAATGTTGTTGGACATATGACCTCTTACGATTATTTCGTAGGTAATAGAAGATTTGCTAGAGTTTTAATGCCTATTCTAGATCTGATTGATTCTTATAAGTTTAAAGAAATAGATTCTTATACTTTAGGTGAGGCTTGGGGTATTAGACAATGTTTCTCTGATTATACGGTTAAACACCACCATCTACCAGCGTTCTTGTCTGGAGCTATAATGTTGAATAAACATAGTCAGTTTTTAGAGTTTGATGATATTGGAGAGAAGTTAGAATGCGAACCAGGAAACTTTGCACTGTTTTCAAGTTTCTTGAACCACGGAAATAAAAGAAATGTGGATGATAAGTGTAGGTATGGTTTAAGTTTTAATTTTTTCTATAAGAAATGATAGAGAAAATAGATAAATATGTCTATGTCAAAGGCACAAGGCTAACGGAGCATGGAACACGGAACTATGATGTTGCAGGATACAGACTGCCATCAGTAACAACAATACTAGGGAGGACAAAGGATGAGACTTATCTTAGACAATGGATCGCTTCAAAGGGAAAAGAAGAGGCAGAAAGAATTAAAACTCAGTCAGCAACGAGAGGAACTTCGATGCACAAATACCTGGAGAACTACGTTCTTGGCAGAGGCTATGAGGACCTTACTAAATTGGGTCAAGAGACTAAACGTATGGCTCAGAAGGTCATAGAGGTGGGTCTAGCTCCTGTTTCAGGATATTACGGGTCGGAGGTCACGTTATACTATCCTGGCCTATATGCGGGCTCTACAGACTTAGTTGGCGTGCACAACGATAAAGAAACTATCATTGACTTCAAACAAGCAAACAGACCCAAGAGAGAAGAGTGGATAGGAGATTACAAGTTGCAAGCTGCAGCATACGCTATGGCACACGACCACGTTCATGGCTCTAACATTGAACAATGTGTAATTATGGTATGTACCCCTGACCTATATTACCAAGAATTCAAGATTGACGGGGTTAATTTACGTAGAGCAAAACACGACTTCTTACGAAGATTAGATCAGTATCACGAGTTAATGAGAGATGAAAAGGAGGAAGCATACTATGGGGCGTAAAGTTATATACGATGCTTTGATAAAAAAATACGAAGCAGATATTGCAGACGCTAACGCTAAAATAACAATTATGTTAACTGACAGTAAAATTATCCCAGAGCACGTGGATATTACTGGCGAGATTGATAAGTTGTTAGGCAAGATTGAAGACGCACAGTCAAAGATGTCAATATTGCAGCGAGTTTATGGCATAAATTAGGCAGCTGGACACTATATAGTAATTATTTACATAAATTTTTTAAAAATAAAAAAAATTTATATGTAAAATGTCCATTATAAAATGTCCATATGTTCAAAAAGCTATATTTAACAACGAAATATTCGAATATAGTGGACATTTTAGGGATAAATTATACTAAAATTATGATAAAAATTACTATATAAGGACATTTTACATGCCCAAATGGACATTTTATGAAACGTAAAAAGAGATATAAACATGCAAAGATCGGAAAAAAGAAATATTATTTCTACTCAATACGTTGGATTGACATCAGCGGGGATGCTGGTCATGCCACGCCAGAAGAGTTCGATAAGTTTGAATGTGCTAAAATGGTTACGCAAGCGTATGTCTATAAGAAAACTAAAAAGTTTCTTTGGACTTTCAGTTCGTACGACGAAAAAGAAGAAGTATTTAGTGACCGTAACGTTTTTCCGATGGGTTGTATAATTAAAATGGAGAAGATATTAAAATGAATATCAAAAAAATCTGGAGAGACAGAGAAGTCTATGCAATACTGTACAGAGAGTACATCTTAGGTGGTTTTGTTGGGCTCGTCGTTGGTCTTATTCTGGGACTTATTTTCTAACTTTTTGTCTGGAGTGACATCTATAATCTGTGAATAGTCGTCTAAAATTTGTTTCATCTTTGCTTCTAGCTCTTGTTCTGATAGGTCCTCTAGCTTTCCTGTTTTTATTATTTT